TGATGGGGAAGTCGCCCCTCATCGTCCGAAATCATCAATCCTTGCGGCGAAAGCCGTTGGATGGTGAGGGGTGACCAACTCACGCAACAAAGGCCGATCTGGTGAGCAGGAAATTGCTCGCACCCTGCGCGACGAGTTAGGGCTTGAGGTTACTCGCAACTGGCAACAGCAAGCCGCTCAAGGCGGTGTTGATATCATTGGCGTTCCCGGTTGGGCGATTGAGGTCAAGCGAGCGAAGCAATGGAGCAACGAATGGTGGACGCAGACGGCGGCGCAAGCCGCGCGAACAGGTGATGACCCGGTGCTTTTGTACCGCTTGGATTACAAAACTTGGCGCGCCCGGTGCTGTGCTTGCGCTGTCGGTCTGCACCACTTTCAGATCGAAATGGATTTGATGGATTGGATCACACTTGTGAGGGAGAGAATGAATGCCGAGGAGAGAGGATAAAGGGTTAGTGATTCACAACCCACCTTGCGAAAAATGCGCGTATCAAAAGACCTGCATTATTGAGTGCCAAAGTTTCACCAGTTACGTTTACTGGGGAAGAACCACCGCGCCGCCTAAATTAAAAAATGAAAACAGAACTCGTTAAAGCCGATACGCTGATTCCTTACGCCAGGAATCCTAGAAAGAATAGCGCGGCGGTGGATAAAATCGCGGCAAGCATAAAGGAATTTGGATGGCAACAGCCGATTGTTGTCGATAAAGAGAACGTAATCATTGCGGGTCATACGCGATTGCTTGCGGCGCAGAAGTTAGGGATTGAAGATGTCCCGGTTCACGTTGCGGATTTGACCGAAACTCAAGCGAAAGCCTACCGCCTCGCTGATAACAGATTATCCGAAGATGCGGATTGGGATATAGAGATGCTTGGTCTTGAGATTCGAGAACTCGATGATTTGAATTTCAATTTGGATATGACAGGGTTTAATAATTCAGAATTAGCGAATCTTCTGATTGATAAAACGCTTATCGATGATGATTTGCCGGAACAAGAACAACTAAAAAATGTTTTTGAAGTTGCTGTTGAGTGTGAAGATGAGCAAGAGCAAGAAAAAGTATTCCAAATGCTTACTGATGAAGGTTTAAAATGCCGAATTTTGAGCATTTAGTAGAAATCGATTACAAAAAATCTTTCCGCACGGAAAAAGTAGCGGGGATGTTTGATATTCCTGTCGAAGATAAATTAAGAAAATCTTGGTCCGTCAATATGCCAATCGAAGAAGAAAATTGGCAAATTGGTTTAATTGTTGGAGCATCTGGTTCGGGGAAAACGACAATAGCAAAAAGAGCGTTCGGCGATGATTTTTATCATCAAGGTTTTGAATGGAAAGCAAATTCTTTATTAGATGATTTTGATAAAGAATTAAACGCATCAGATATTACTAATGCGCTTTCGCACGTTGGCTTTTCTTCTCCACCTTCGTGGTTATTGCCTTATTCATCTTTATCAAATGGGCAGAAATTTAGATGTGAATTAGCCAGATGTTTGGTTTCTAAAAATGATTTAATTGTTTTTGACGAATTTACTTCAGTCGTTGATAGAACAGTCGCAAAAATTGGAAGCCATGCAATTCAAAAGCAAATAAGAAAAACAAATAAGCAATTTGTTGCTGTAACTTGCCATTATGACGTTCAAGGATGGCTAAAACCTGATTGGATTTATGACGTTTCTGATATGTCATTCCGAAGGGGGTATCTTCGGCGAGAACAATCAAAAATCCAGATATTCCGATGTCATCACTCTGCTTGGCGAATCTTTAGAGGACATCATTATTTAAGCGCAGATGTGAATAAAGCATCCACCTGTTTTTTATTATTTTTTGATGGCGAACCGGCGACTTTTGGAGCAATTTTGCCTTTTCCTCATCCAAAACTTAAAAACGTATGGAAAGGGCACAGAACAGTTACATTGCCAGATTTTCAAGGATTGGGTTTAGGAAATTATTTATCAGAATTTATTGGTGAATGGCTGCATAAAAAAGGCAAAAAATATCGATCAGTCACTTCGCATCCTTCAATGGTTAATCACAGATATAACTCTGATGCTTGGATTATGGACAGAGCGCCCAGTCGTTTGGCTTCACCCGGCGCAAAAGCAAAAGTTCAAAATAATAACAACACATCAATTAAAAGATTAACCGCTTCTTTTTTTTATGTTCCAAAAGAAAAGAGAAAATCGTAATTTTGCGCCATGAATGAACCTAAAAAGAAACCGGGCAGACCACCAGTAGAAATAGACATCGAACAAGTAGAAAGGCTCGCGGCTATTGATTGCACGGAGCCAGAGATCGCGGCAGTTCTTGGCATTGATTACGCGACTTGGAAGCGGCACAAGAAAAAGAACCCAGACCTTGCGCTTATAGTCGAGCGCGGGAAAGAAAACGGTAAAGCATCACTGCGCCGCCTGCAATGGAAAACCGCGCAGGAAGGCAATGCGACGATGCAAATATGGCTTGGCAAGCAACGCCTCGGACAGCAGGACAAAAAACACATTGAACAACAAAATCTGGAGCCTTTAATCATTGTCAGAGATACGACTGACGAGAGCGCAGACGAGAGTATTCGACAGTCCGGAGAGGTTTCGGGTTCTGGTAGCGGGTCGGAGATTCGGAAAGACTTACCTCGCACTCACTGAATTACTCCATGCTTCAATCTCCAAGCCGGGGTCGATTAACTGGTATGTCGCGCCGACCTATCGGCAGGCGAAGCAGATCGCGTGGAAGGCTCTCAAAAACATGATCCCGCCGTCACAAGTCCAATCGACTAACGAGGCTGATCTATCGATGGAGTTAAGCAATGGAACCCTCGCCGCGCTTCGTGGTGCTGACAATTACGATGCTTTGCGTGGTGTCGGCCTCGACTTTGTGGTCATGGACGAGTTTGCCGATATGTCTCCCGACGCATGGTTTGAGGTCTTACGCCCAATGCTTGCAGACAAACAAGGCCGTGCACTCTGGATTGGCACACCAAAAGGCTATAACCACTTCCACGAACTTTATCGATACGCCCAAGACACCGACGATTGGGGCGCGTGGCAGTTCACGACAGCGGAAGGAACGCGGGTCACGAATGACGAGATAGCCGCCGCGCAGAGAGATATGGGCGAGCGTGAATTCCGGCAAGAGTTTATGGCGACCTTTGAATCGCTTGCAGGTCGGGTTTACTCGAACTTCGACCGCGATGAGAACGTGGGCGATCTTTCAGATCACGGCGGCACGTTGTTGGTCGGCATGGACTTCAACGTCGATCCCATGACGGCAGTTCTGGCAGTGCGTGTCGCGGACCAGTTGCACATCATCGACGAGATCGAACTGGGCGACAGCAATACCGAACTGATGGCGGGCGAGATCAAACGGAGATACAAGAGGCGCCCGGTGGTGGTTTACCCCGACCCATCCGGCAGGGCGCGAAAGACCTCAGCCCCTGTTGGTAGAACCGATTTTGCGTTATTATCCAACGCCGGGTTCGATGTACGCGCACCGCGTCACGCATCGCCTGTTGTTGATCGCATAAATACTGTGCAGGCCGCGCTTAAAACAGCGGACGGTCGGCGGCGTTTATTCATCAATCGAAATTGCAAAAACTTAATTCGCGCACTCGACGGATTGACCTACTTGAACAACCAACCCGATAAATCGGGCGGTCTTGACCACATCACGGACGCGCTTGGCTATCTCATCATGGGCGAGATGCCACTGCGTAAACATATCGAACCACGACAACCAACCCGGTGGAGTTAATGGCAAACGAGCATATAACCCTGACTGGTGCTACCTACGACCTACACGCGGCAAGATGGGAGTTCTTGCTTCGTTCCTACATGGGAGGCGACGATTATCGCCGAGGTCATTATTTGACCAAATACAAACTCGAAAGCGAGCAGGATTATCTCGACCGCCTCGAACAAACCCCGCTAGACAATCAGGTTAAGAACGTCGTGCATATCTACTCGTCGTTTATCTGGCGAGAGAATCCAGTGCGCGAGTATGGATCGATTGAGAATGACCCTGCCCTTCAGCCCTTCTTGATGGACGCTGACCACGATGGGCGCTCGTTCAACATGATTATGCGCGAGGCGACTATCTGGTCGAGCGTGTACGGTCATTGTTGGCTTCTGCTCGACAAACCGACGATTGAGGCCGCGACACGCGCCGAAGAACTC